TCGGTGACCTGGCCGCTGTCCGGCGCAGTCACGGTGACCACCGCCTGACATGCTTGATCTCTCCATCTCAACCCGACTGGCCGACGAGACGGAGCCAGTCACAAGCAAACCCACAATGGGCACGCTGCTCCAGCTGGAGCGGTACTTCAACCTGCCAAGCGCCATCGAGGCGTTGCAGCAAACGAAAATCGAGCATGTGGCGTGGCTGGCGTGGGAATCACGCCGGCACGCCGGGCTCGTTGTGCCGACCTGGGAAAAGTTCCGAGACACGCTGGTGGACATCGAGTTCGACAGCGACAATGACACCCCTTTAGCCGAAGGGGAACCGCCTACGGCATAGCGTCGTTGGCACTCGCTACCGGGCAGCCGATCAGCGAGCTTGAGAACGCTTCCCCGGCCGTCATTCGTGCGTTGCAGGCAATCCTGAAAGAGCGTCAGCAGGCGCAAGAGAAAGCAGCACGGAGGCGCTGACAATGGCCGTTCAGACATTCAGTTACGACCTCGGCGACTACCGAGGCTCAAAGGTGTCTGATCGAGGCGGCGGCAATCGTCACGCCTCCATGCGAGCAGGCAGCCTCGTCGAAGTGCGAGGACTGCGCGAGCTGCGGCGCGACTTCCGCAAAGCCGGCAACGACATGTCGGAACTCAAAGACCTGCACCGATACATCGCCGACGACGTCGCAGGCACAGCCAAAACGAAAGTGCCGGTGCGTAGCGGCCGGCTGCGCAACTCGATCCGAGGGTCAGGCACTCAAACAGCTGCCCGAGTTCGGGCCGGCAACAACCGCAAAAGCGGCCCAACATCAGTGCCCTACGCTGCTCCGATTCATTTCGGCTGGGGCAGGCGTGGCATCAAACCTCAGCCCTTTTTGTATGAAGCGCTTGATGATCGCCGCCAGGAAGTGATCGACCGTTACAACGACGAGATCGACAGCATCATTCGCAAAGTGTTTTAGGATCACGACATGGCAGCAGGTTCGAGCGTCATCAATGTGGCAATCCTGGGCGACGCTAAACAGTTCAAGCGTGCTGTCGGTGAGGCCGGCGACAAGCTCAGCAGGTTCGGCAGCAAAGTCGGCACCGTGTCGGCAAACGTCGTCAAAGGCTTCGGTGTCATGGGCGCTGCGGCCGGCGGCCTGGCCGTCGTTGTCGGCAAACAGCTGTTCGACGTTGGCGAGGAACTGACCGCCCTCGACCAGAAGATCGGCACCGTATTCTCCGGCGACTCGCTTGAGCAGGTGACGGGCTGGGCCGACGAGGTCGCTGCCCGCATGGGCCTCACCTCAACCCAGGCGGCCGGGCTCGCTGCTAACGCCGGCGACCTGCTCAAGCCGATGGGGTTCACGGCCGACGAAGCCGCCAACATGTCAACCGAGATCATCGGCCTAGCCGGTGCGTTGTCGGAATGGTCCGGCGGGCAGCGTGGCGTCGAAGAAACCGCCGAGATTCTGTCAAAGGCGCTGCTCGGCGAACGTGACTCGCTCAAGTCGCTCGGCATCTCGATCAATCAGGCCGAGGTCGACCAGCGTGCCCTGACGATCGCACAGCAAGACGGCCGTGACGCTATCACCGCTCAGGACAAGGCGCTGGCGACGCAGGCGCTGATCCTTGAGAAGTCGACCGATGCGCAGGAGGCCTACGCTGCCGGCGGCAACAAACTCACCGCAGCACAAAACAAACTGCGTGCAGCGTTCGGCGAGCTCCAAGAACGGCTCGCCCGCAAACTGCTGCCGCTGTTCGAACGAGCTGCTGACCTGGTCGTCGAGCTCATCGAAGTGTTCGACGAGCAAGGCCTCGGCGGCGTCATCAAAACAGTGTCTCAGCGTTTGAAAGACGCATGGCCGATGATCCGCATGCAGCTCGGCATTTGGGCACGCGGGTTCGTGGATTGGATCAGGCAGGTCGGGCCGCCGTTCTTCGCTGCGCTCGGTGATCTGCTGCTCAGGTTCGGCAACTGGTTCATTGACGACGCCTTGCCTGTCATCGTCGCCAAACTGCGTGAATGGGGCGAAGCGTTCGTCAACTGGATCGGGCCGCTTATCCCGCCGTTCCTCACAAAGCTCGGCGAGCTCATCTCCCAGTTTGCGAACTGGTTCGTGACCGACGGCTTGGACATGATCGTCACAAAGCTCGGCGAATGGGGTCGTGCATTCGTTGAGTGGGTCGGCCCGCTGATCCCGCCGCTGCTGGAAAAGCTCGGCAAACTGCTCATCGAGGTTGCAACGTGGATGGTGACCGTCGGCGCACCGAACCTCGCCAAAGCAGCGAAATCATGGTCGGACGCTCTTACCGATTGGGTTATCGACATCGCGCCGACCGTCTTCAAAGAACTGCGCGACCTGCTCATCAAAATGTCGTTCCTGATCGGTCTCGAAGCGAAACAGCTTGGCAGTCGCCTCGCTGGTGCGATTGCGGAAGGCATCCGAGAGAACGGGCGCGCCGTTTTCATCGCATTGCGCAACTTGATTCCTGGCGGCAGCGCATTGGGTAGCGTATGGAGCGCCATCCTGTCAGGCCCAAGCTTGTTCAGAGCGGCCGGCGGCCCGGTCAGTATCGGCAGCCCGTACATCGTCGGCGAGTCCGGCCCGGAGCTGTTCGTACCGACCGGCTCGGGCACCATCATGAACAACAACCGCCTCGGTGGCATGGCCGGCGGCGGCGACATCAACGTCACCGTGAACATGCCAGCCGGCAGCAACGGCGACGACGTCGTGCGAGCCCTCCAAGACTACGTTCGCCGGCGTGGAGCGATCCCGGTTCCCGTCGGGTCGGCCCGGTACTGATGGCACAGAACACGACGTGGGCCGTCAACGTCGGCAAGTACAGCGGCGCGTCGCTGTCGCTGACCGACCACGCCAGCCGCACCCTCGGCCTGTCCGTCGATCAGCAATGCGACCCGGGCCAGCTCGGCACCGGCACAGCCACCGTCACCCTCGACAACTCCGACGGCGAGCTCACGCCCGGCGGCTCAGGCACCTACGCAAACGTCGACTGGCTCACCTCCGGCCTGTTCCTTGAGGCCACCGTCGACAGCGTCAGCGTGTCCGTGTTCCACGGTGTCATCACTGACTTTGCGATGACCGACGACGGCAACGGCAACAGCGCCGTCACCCTGACCGCCCTCGACGTGTTCCAGGTCGTCGGCCGGCAGGAAGCGTTCCAGTATTCGATGACAAACACGTCGACCGCTGACCAGCTGTACGACATGACCTCGCCGCACCTCCTGACCAACGCCACAAAAGTGCCGACAATCGGCTACCCGACCATGCGCACATATTGGGAAGAGCTCAACGCCTCAACCGAAAGCGTGGCGCACGACCTGCCGACCTCGGCCGGGTCCGTGGTGCTCGGCGACGTCATCAACAACAGCGTCATGCCAAACGAACAGACTGTGGCGTTCCCGACGATCCTCGACGATGACGGCACCTACGTCGCCAACGATTCATGGGTCGGGTTCACTGTCGACGGCCTGGCACGAGCCGGCGTGTACGCCACCGGCGACGTGTTCGTCTTCACCGAGAACGACCCGATGCCGACCGGGCAGCTGCCGTTCCGGTCGCTGCTGCGTGACTTCCACACCGACCTCATCACAAACGCAGCCCGCATCACGGCACTCAACGCTGGCACCGAACAGACCTACAGCGACGAGGACTCGCAGGAACGCTACGGATCACGCACACGCGTTTACCAAACAACGTCAACCGACGACGCCCAGGCTCTCTACACGGCGCAGCTGTGGGTCAACCGGTACTCGTACAAAGAAACGTTTGACATGACAGCAGCGGCGTTGCAGGTCAGCGACAGCATGGTGCAATCTCGCAACGCTGACGTGGCGAAGTGGCGTGGCCTGCTTGACGTCACCGTCGGCTGGTGGAACACCGGCAGCGTCACCTACACCCCGACCGGCGGCAGCTCCCGCACCGACCAGGTCGTCACCGTCGGCCGCACCATCGACGCCACACCCGCCGACACCACCGTCACGCTCAAGCTACGCCCGCAATCCGTGTACCTCGCCTTCATCCTTGATGACACGGAGCGCGGCGTGCTCGACACGAACAAACTAGGATGACACCGTGACCAACCCGTTCCCCTTCGTTGCCGGCGCAACATTGACCGCAGCCGAGCTCAACTCCATCGGCGAGTCTGAAACAGACTGGACGCCGACGTTTTCAAGCGGTGTAACGGTCGGCAATGGCACGCTCTCGGGCACTTATCAGCGCGTCAACGATTTTGTGGTGGTGCAAGGTCAGTTCATTCTGGGCAGCACGTCAGCGATCACTGGCGATGTTCAAGTCGACGACCCTGTCACAGCTTCAGACACCTATGAGCACGCTGTGTCAATCACCTGTCAGTTTGTCAACGTTTCCGCTGTCCAATTCGTCATTGGAGCAGCAAAACGCGTGTTCGGTGGCGGCGTCTTGCTGCAATACGCAAAACAAGACGCAACCACGCCAGCCAGCAACTCCCTCGCTGCGCTCAGCTCAACCGCACCGTTCACTTGGGCTACCGGCGACCGCATTGTGTGGACCGGCGTTTACCGAGTAGGAAGCTGACCCATGTTTGACTTGACAAGCGACCTCGACCCCGACGAAGTCCCGACCGAGTGGTGGCTCGAACGCATGCGCCTACGCCGTGACGCCCTGCTCGCTGCCTCGGATTGGACCCAGGCAGCCGACGACCCAACCGGCAATCAGGCCGCCTGGGCCACCTACCGGCAACAGCTCCGAGACGCGCCAGCCAACTGGACGCCCGGCCCGACGTGGACACCACCCGAGGCACCATGATGGACCGGCTGCGAGCTCATCCTGGCCGGCTCCAGGCCGTCATCGTCGCTGCCGTGGCGCTCATCACAGCGTTCGGCGTGAACTGGTCAGCCGAAC